CTAATTTAAGAGGTCTATTTCATTTAGTTTATCAATTATATTTTTGCTCATCTTATCTGTAACGTGTGAATAGATAGAAAGTGTAGTTTGAGGGTTATTATGACCCACTCTTTCCATGATAGACTTCAATGGTATTCCAAGTTCAGTTAGTAAAGCAATGTGAGTATGTCTGAAAATATGTGTACTTAGATTTTTAACTGAATCTATTTTTTTAAGACGACTATTTACAACTGACAATCTAATTGGCTTATGGTCTTTAGTAATAAAAACATAGTTATTTTTATTTACTTTATTATTTGGATATTTTAAAGGATATTCATCAATTATTTGAAGACATCTTTTGGGTAGCGTGATTTTTCTATCTGAATAAATATTTTTAGTTGTTGTTTTAGAGTTAGAAACACTATCCCATGTTCCGTTTATGTGTAATACATTTTTTTCAATGTTCTTGCTTTGAATCGCTACACATTCTCCAAATCTTAGACCTGTAAGTGACATAAATTCAATTAATAATGAGGTTGATTTATCAATTACTGCCATATCTTTTATGACCTGTTTTAATTCGCTACGCTCAAGATATTTTTCTTTTTTCTTTTCTCTTTGTTCTAGGGTTAAGACTTTCTTTTTGATTTTAACATTAGAAATAGGATTAACTGAAAGATATTCTTTAGATATAGCATAATCTAAAACCATGTTAAAAGAAGCTTTAAGTGTCTTGATATAAGAATAAGAATAATTTTCTTTATAATATAATCTTTCCAAAATCTCTAAAATAAAAACAGAGTTAACATCCGATAATAAAGTATCTTCACTAACTAAACTTCTAATTTTTTTCTTTGCTGTATCTCTTAGTGAGGCTGTTTTAGCTTTTACGGTTTCTTCATAAATTGAAAAATACTCATCTTGGACTTCCCAAAAAGTGATAGAAGCTATTTTATTTTGCTCATCTTCAATTTTTTGTTTTTCTTTTTCAAGCTTTGCATCTATTTTATTATACAATAGCCTAGAAGCTTCATTTTGCGCCCTAGAGCTATTTTTATCTAGTGTTACTGATACTTTCCTTATCTTGCCTTTTGTATCTGTATAGCGCTCACAATACTTATATTTGCCATTAGGTAAATCTTCTACCCACATTTGCTTTTTATACCTCATTTCTGATAGAATGGTATAGTAAAAAAGCTTATTGAAGCCTTTATACTACTTTATAGTTTAAATCCACCCTCGTCCGTCCAAAGATAGGGTGGATTTTTTAGTTTATTCTATTTTATTGTTCCTTTACTCATGCTGAGATTTTGAACCCAGCCACTATCCATGATAGTAGCATCATTTAATTTTGCTTGAAAAGTATAAGTTTGACCAGATGTTAATTTTTTAGCAATGTCATTAGGCATATTGATAGTTACCGTGGTATTCATGAATTGATTGTCTGTGAAGTTACCTGCATCAATTGTTACATCAGTTCCAGTAAACACAGCTTTTGCAACTTTTGATACTGTGCCTTGGAATTCAAGAACTTTCCCTTTGTAAGTATCATCGGCAGCAGCTCCATTAGCTTGGTATGCTTTTACAAGTTCTTCAAAAGTTACTGGTGTTGCAGAAACTGTTTTAGAAGAAGCCTTCGGTTTTGATGAAGAACTTTTTGAAGTAACTTTAGTTTCATCTTTTTTAGTATCCGCAGTAGAAACAGAGGTAGAAGTTTCCGTTTTTTTAGATTCTTTTGATTTCGAGTCACCAAGAAAAGATATCCCAATAACAAACAACAGGAAGCCAATCAGAAGTATTATCATAGGTTTTTTATGTGATTTCTTTTTAATATAGCTAATTATAAGCATTACTAAACCTACAATGAAAGCCAAAAAACCTACTAATCCAATAAATGCACTCATAAAATTTCTCCTAACTAGCTTTTAACGAGAATCAAGACATTGCTCGTAGTTTTTTTATTTAAATAGCTTCATAATATTCAGCAGTATATTCTTCAATAACCGATTCACATATCCATTTGAGTTTATTATTAAGTTCATACGCATCCATGAATTGACTGATATTAATTTCATTTGGTTCTGGTGCAAAATCCCATTTAGAAAGCCATTCATTGAATCTGTGAACTACCATGAATCGGTCTGCTTGTGCCTCTTGCTTACTCCCAAACATTTTAGAATGGCAATTATAATGGGTGTGTCCACAATAACAGTGCCCTAATTCATGAAGAATAACATTTTCTTGTTCTATTATCGTCAAATCATCTCTGATATAGATAATATCATATTCAGGAAGATACAACCCTTTAATGTCATCAATTAGGACAACATCATTTTCTGATGGAATGAAATATATAATTTCAGCACCAAGCTCTCGAGAAAGCTCTCTAAGTTTACTCATAAATCGCCTTTATCAATTTTTTCTTTAAGAGTATTTTTCAACAAACGTTTGAAGAATTCTTTATCATTGTCGTTAAGCTGACCGCCGTCATAGGCACTAGCTTTACTTATTTGTTCTTCAAGATATTCATCGCTCAGACGGTAATCTTCTATTTGTTTAACTTTATCTTGCTCTAGCTTTTGTTCGTCTAATTGAGCAGTTGCAAAGTTTAGAACTTTTTCTTGACGTGGTTTAGTAAGCTCAGAACTAACTTGACTGATTTTAGGCAAAATTGTATCGGTTATTTCTTGTTCACCAAACATCAAGTCTCTTGCTTGTATTCCTAATATATTTTCGAGTTCAACCATTTCAAACATTTTAGGATTTCTTTCTCCACTTTCCCATCTTGATATAGTTGACTTAGTGCGACCAATTTTATCAGCGAGTGCTTGCTGAGAGAGATTAGCTGCTTTTCTTGCTTCTTTAAGTCTTTCTGCAAATGTTATATTTTTCATACTTTATATTATATAGTAAGTGATGCCAAAAAGCAATAAAAAAGTTGACAAAAAGCAACTGTAATAGTTGACAAGTTGCAACAACGATGTTATAATTAACTCATAAAGTCAAACAAGCGAACAAACAAAACAGTTGCGAAGCTTCTGTGAATGTAGTTACACGTTGTATTCAACTCAGCGTAAGTAGCAAGTTTGGCAAATAAAAAATATCAGGAGAAATTATGGAGAGTTTACAAATTCCTAATTGGGTTGTTAAAGAATTAGAATCATCAAGTATTGGTTCGCACGGTAATTGTCCTAGATTCCTTAGAGGATTTGACAGTTATTCTAAAGAATTTCAAAGTTTTTGGTTGAATAACTATGATATCTGTAATGCATGGTTAAATCCTTTGACACGAAAATTTGTAGAAGTTATTTAAAATAAAAAGCCCCAGAGGGGCGGAATTATTTTTCTTTAAATATTTCTTGAACAATCCCCATTATTAAGAAAGTAACGATTGGAAAAAGAGGGTCGTTAGGTTTTATTAATACTACCAAGCTAGACAAACCTGTTGAAAAACCGTAATTTGACAATAATCTATCAAAAGAATAGGAGATTTTATTATTAAGAGATTCTTTAAAAAGTTTACACGAGATGATAAACTCAAAAAAAGCATACTGCAACGTTCGTATCTTATCGGGTTCAGTTATTATGTTTTCTTTTGTTTCGGAGTTACTTGGAAAACTATTATCCTCTACATTATCATAGGCATCTATGAAGATGTCTTTGGAAAATGATTCATAAGAAACAGAAGATAAGTATGAATTAATATGTTTCATATTAGGTAAATTCGATTTTATTAAAGAAGAAAAATTATCTGAAACCTGTTGGGCTAGCATTATATTACTATCCTGGAATAGAACGCTTATTTTTTGAGAAATTTCTTTTATATAGTCTAATTTGGGAAATGCAGCACTTATCTCCAAGGTATTTTGATTGACCATATTTGCTATATCTTTTATAGGTAATGAATTAACTGTATCAAATGTCGGCTTCAAAACATTAACTGTACTTTCAGTCATTTCTCTAATTGACTTTAAAAGTTCAAAAGTATTTTTAAAATTATCGTCGTTAAAAGCCGACGTTAAATAATCTTTGTTCATATATTCTCCAGTATATTTTTATTTTGAACAAAACCACCAGCCGCGGTATTTCATTCAATATAATTATAGCACGGAGTTATGATATTGCTCACAATGAGCAGGGAAGACTGGCGAACAGGTTCGATTCCTGAACTTCCCTTACTGCGTATGCAGAAATTTAATAAACAGAAAGGAGCCAGTATGGCAGAGAAAAAAACTTATGAGCCACTAGATGAGTTATTAGAATCTACGGGCATGAAGTATTCAGCTATTGCTGAAAAATCAAATATAGATAAAAGCTACCTTTATCGATTACGAAAAAAACCTTCTAAACTGGATGGGGAGTTGATTCTTAGAATTTCTAAGGCAACTGGTATTGATAAAAATAAGCTTTTTGATATTTCATATTTTTTTGCAACAAAAGTTGACAAGTTGCAACAAAAAGCTAGCTAGAAAGGAGTTCATAAATGAACGAATTACAAATTACAGAATTAAATGGTCAACGAGTTTTGACTACACAACAGATTGCTGATGGTTATGGAACGACAAATAAAGTCATTAGCAATAACTTTAATAATAACCGTACACGATTTGAAGAAGGAAAACACTTTGTTTTATTGGTAGGTGAATATTTAAAAGAGTTCTTGCATTCCCAAAATTTAGGAACGCAAAATAAAATACGAAAACTTTACCTATGGACAGAAAAAGGAGCATTGCTTCATGCGAAATCTTTAGGAACTGATGAAGCTTGGGACATGTACGATATTTTAGTTGATACTTATTTCAAAGTTCAAGAAGAAAAACAATTACCACAAACTCCAGAACAACAAATCGCATTACTCGCTCAAGGAAACGTGAACTTGAATAAAAAAGTTGAGCAAATCGAAAATTCAGTTCTTGATTTGACTGACCGATTCGGACTTCCATCAAATAAAGCTAAAGTTTTGCAAAAGAAAGTAGCGAGCAAAGTTTATATGTTTACTGGTGGTAAATATTCAAATGCTCATAAGAAGTTAGGAGCTAAGGTATTCAGAGAGTTTTATAAAGATTTGAACAATCGCTTCGATGTTGTGAAATATAGCGATATTCCATTAAGTCGTTATGATGAAGCAACAGAATATCTTGACATGTGGCAACCATCTTTCAATACAACGCTTGAAATTCGTGGATTGAACTCACAAACTAGCTTTGACTTTGAAGATTAGAAAGGGAATCAGATGGAATATAAAGATGATGATTACTTGACTACTCAGCAAGTAGCGGAAAAGTTTTCCATCCATGATCAAACAGTTTATCGACGTAGAAAAGCAATGGAGCTATTTCCACAATTCAAGGATGGAATTTTCATGAATGGGCGTAGATTTCGATACAAAGAAATCAGAGACTTCATGCAGTTTGTAAATACTCCTGAGTATAAGCAAGAACTTAAAAAGCGTCAATCAGTTATCAAATAAGAAGAGGTACTCATGACCTACACATACATAGTCAACCCAGAAACGGGCGAAATCCTGTTTGACCTATTCCACGACTTAATCACACAAAACATACGAGCAATCAAGCTCATTGCTAAGAAATTAAATGCGGTGCTCCGCTAGAAAAGAGAAATTTATGGAAAATGTAAATATCAAAGTTGAAATTGAAGCGGAAGGGCTTGAAGAATTAAAAAACCTATCCCAAAAATTAACGGAACAGGCATCGGAAATAGTAGATACTATTCATAAAATTAATAGTGTCCAATTAGAGTTGAAACTTAATCAATAAGAGAAAGTATTTCAAAATCATAATCATTATCTACGAGATAGAAATCATAGCTTTCTTCACTATCTAAAAATCGAACATTATAAAGTATATGCTTGAATTCACTTTTGATAGCTTCTCGTTCTTGAACAAAATTACTTAAAATTTGTAAAGCAAAAAGAGGAGTGTTAACCCAGCTAGGATTATCGTAGCTAATTGTAGAAGCTACAAAATGGTCGAAGTAAGAATTATAAATATCATCAAAACGATATTCTTTATGATATCCCACCCATGTTCCACGAGTATAGAATTTAATTGGAGAACCTTGCTCATCATAATTTATAAATTTAGCTGTAGCAAGCCTACCATTTAAATTAAAAACAATATTTTTATTAATTTTTAATCTCTTAAAAAGATATTCCAAATCTTGGACTTGTGAAAATTTCATCACTCATACCTCCTTTCCATAAAACTAAGCAAATACCGCAAATATCTGCTCACAGTAATTATAGCACTCGGAGGATTAAAACGCATACATAGAAAGGACATTAAAAATGTTCGGATTTAAAACAGAAGAAGAAAAAGAAATTCTTGCTGATTACAATAATGTAGTCCGTGATATGAAAGAGTTGAAGGACCTGGTAGATCAAATGTCAGCTACAATCGCAACACAAGCTCAAATGATTGATACAAGAGATCAATTGCTCGATGAAGTATATTTAAAACTTGAATCAGCAGAAACAGAATTAATTATTCGTCGGAAAAATGATGAATTTCGTCAAAAGTTAACAGTAGCAAAATAAAAAAGCCCGCACGGGAATGCGGACTAAGACGTGATGTGTCTTTATATATTTTTATACCTAGATTATATCACGTTTCAACAAAAATCAGAAACGGAGAATTTAAAAATGGCAAATGAAATATCAAGTTATTTGAAGCAACCTAATATTATGCAACAACTTTCAGAAACTCTTGGAAGAAATTCAGCTCCATTAGTAACGAGCGCTTTGACGGCTGTTGCAAATAACTATCAACTTAAGGACGCTACACCAGTAAGTGTATATACTTCGCTTATGAAAGCAGCAGCATTAAATTTAACAGTTGACCCTAATCTTGGTTTTGCGTACTTAGTCCCTTATAAAAGGAACTTTAAAGAAAATGGCCAATGGGTAAATGTTACAGAAGCACAATTACAAATTGGTTATAAAGGGCTTGTGCAATTAGCTTTACGAAGTGGACAAATTAAGTCAGTTAATACTGGAACGATTTATGAATCTGAATTTAAGGGATATAACAAGATAACTGGAGAATTCACAATTGATGAAACGATTATTCCAGATGAAGATAATGATGAAGTAGCAGGCTACTTTGCCTATGTACAACTTGTAAATGGTGGAGAAGTTAAGCAATTTTCAAGAAAAAAACAAATTGAACATTTTGCAAAAAAATATAGTAAGGCTTATAGCTATGACCTTGATAACAATAAAAAATCAAGTCCATGGTCCACAGAATTTAATGCTATGGCAGAAAAAACTGTTCTTAAACAAGTTCTTAAATTTGTCCCAATGTCATTAGAAATGCAAGAAGCAGTATCAGTTGATGAAAATGATATGAAATGGGCAAAAAGGGTTGATGAAGTGACAGGACTCGAAATACCTGACCAACAGCAGATTGAAAACTTCGATAAAGATGATTATGCTGCGAAAAAGATGGAAGAATTAAAAGCTCAAAGCCAAAAGAAAGAGCCAAAAGAAGTAACTATGGAGGATTTCTAAAATGAGTGAAGTTATTGAAAACGAAGAAGTAAAAGATATCGAGATTGAGTTTAAGCCAGCTGCTATCAATATTCTTGAAGAAGAAAAATTCAAAGAATATATTGATAAAGTTGTTGCTGAGTATAAAGGACATGTTCCAAAAGCAGACAATCTAACAGTTGATAGAAAAACTCGTGCAAAACTAAACGGACTTATGACTAATCTTGAAGCTCGTCGTAAAGAAATAAAAAAAGAAATCAATGTTCCTTATACTGAGTTCGAATCTTGGTATAAGAAGGCAATTAAACCAATGCAAGATGTTACATCAACAATTGATGCAGGAATCAAAAAAATTGAAGCTGAGCAAAAAGAAGCAAGAAAAAAAGTTGTTCATGAATTATTGGTTGAACTGACAACAGACACAGAAGTAGATTCACGAATCTTTGAAAACTTTGTTGATGATTGGGCCAAAGCATCAAACTTTAATGATATTAAGCCTAAAAAACAGCTTATTGATTCTATTACTTATGTTATCGATGGCGAAAAACAAAAGATTGATGAATATAAAGAAAATAAAGATACGATTTCAAACTTTTGTTTTGGAAATAATGTCAGTGATACACCATATATTCGGATGCTTGATAGTGGAAAATCTGTCAGTGAAGTAATGTCAGCAATTTCTGAGGATGTTCTTTTCGAAAAGCAACGTAAGGAAGCTGAGGAAAGGCGCAAAGAAGCAGAAAAACAAAGACAAGCTGAACTTGAAAAACAGAAGCAAGAATATGAAACAAGAAAGCTTGAAGAATCGTTCAACGCTCTACCTTCTCATGTTGGTGAAGAAAACGCAAGAGCGTTATCTCAACCAGAAGTAGTTGAACATTTTAAAGAAGAATTTGATAAAAAAGCTGCTCAATCACAAATTGAAATATCTGGAACTATAGTCAATGAAGAGCCTGAAAATCTTCCTAACGAAAAATATATGGCAGTAATTGAAATTTATTTCTCAAGTATTGAAGAAAAAAATCAATGGAAGCAAGTCATGATTGATAATGGTTTTGGAGATTTTAAAGCAACAGAATTTAAAAAAAATCTAATCCATGAGCAAACTGCAGTCCTCACTAATCCTGAGCAGTAGAATTAGAAATAATTCAACTTTAAGCAAGACTACCTTGGGCGGGTAGTGCTCGTATTTAGTCAGCCTGAGCAAGCTTTCAACTGCTCCCGCTTTTGCGGTAGGAGGTCAAGATGGTCTATGACGAATATATGATTAAACGATACATGGAAAAATACGGTTGTGATTACGATACAGCGGCAAAGCTGTTTAATGATATTGAATAAATTTATAGGAAGGAGAGGATGTGGCAGATAACAAGAAGTATTACTACATGAGATTAAAAGAAAACTTCTTTGATTCTGATGAAATGATTATCTTAGAAAACATGGATAACGGAGATGGGATTATTTACAGTAACATCTTACTGAAACTTTATCTAAGAAGTTTAAAGTATGAAGGACGGTTAATGTTCAATGAAAGAATACCTTTCAATCCTCAAATGCTTTCTACGATTGTACGTCATCCAGTCGGTGTAGTTGAAAAAGCTCTTAAAGCGTTTGTTGATTTAGGCCTAGTTGAAGTTATGGATAATGGAGCAATTTATATGCTAGATATTCAAAACTTTATCGGAAAAACAACAACAGAGGCTGATAGGATAAAGGCTTATCGTTCTAAAATCAATAAAGAAAAAGGTCTAGTTTCAAATGATACACCAAAGTTAGTACAAATGTACGACAAAAGTACACCAGAGTTAGAGCTAGAGATAGATATAGAGAAAGAGATAGATAAAGAAGTAGAAGCAAGCACAGCTACTTCAACAAATTCTGATTTTCAAAACTTAATTGAACTTTATCAAGCAAACTTTGGAATAGTAAAACCAATTCTTTATGATGACTTGAAAGCTGATTTAGAAGATTATGGTCTTGAGTTAATCATTGAAGCTGTCAAACGAGCGATAAAAAGACAACGTGAGTACGCCTATGCACAAGGCATTCTAAAATCTTGGAATCGTTCAGGAATAAAAACACTTGAGCAGGCAAAAGCTGAGGAAGTGAGCTTTCAAAATAAATCTCAAACCAACCAGAATAAATTTCAGCAGCAAAAACCAGTCAAAAAAGCTCCTGAATGGACTGATGAGGGCAGATTAATTAAAGCTGGTGTCGATACAACTGGAATGACTCAAAACGAAATGTACAAACTGGCTGGGGAAATGGGGTTTCATAATGAATGAAATCAGAAAGTATTATCTTGAATTAGCTAGTCGAGTTTGTGACGGAATTACTCCAGGGCACCTCGATGAATGGCTTAAATGGGCTAAAGCAAACGGGATATTATTAAGCCCATGGTTGTTTATTTCATCAAAGACAGGTTTGAGTGTTGCAGAAGTATCAGAACGTATTTCGCCTTGGCACATGGAACACGGGAAACGTGTTGAGGATGAGTACGAAAAAATAAAAATCGTTTAAAAAGGTCAATATATGAAATTTGAATTTAACTTTCTCAGAAAAGAAATGATAAATGAGAATGATAATAAAGGCACAACTTATGGTTCAAGAATTGCTGCCAATAACACTAAACAGCGTTTGAGACGGATTGCATGTCGAACAGCTCATGAATGGCTAGACCAGTCAGACGAAGTATTTGAGCAATTTCATGAGAAGCACCGTTGCGATGTATTTGTCGTAATTTATCCACCCAAACGCTTTAAATATGATCCACCAAATTATGAACCAACTTCTAAAGCATTAATTGATGGACTGACAGATGCTGGAATTTGGAATGATGATAATTACAACGTTATTCGCAGAACAAGTTTTGAACATGGCGGACTTTCTGGAGATACAAAGACCTGGAAAGTAGAGTTAGTAGTGAAAGAACTGACAGAATAGCATTTAATCATGAAAATTACGGTTACATTGAGCGCTTAAACCATTTAATGGATAAGTTATCACGAACAAGCTAAAAGCGCTTAAAAGCTAAAATATGAGGTGTTAGTATGACAACGCAAAAAGAAAAAAATGTCCTAGATTTTAAAGACAAGGATATCTTGAAGAATCATAAAGTCGCTGACAAAGACGACGAATGGTTTCATGAGCAATGGAAAAATAAACTAAGTGAATTAAAAAATTAGGAGGAAAAAATGGTAGTTAAAGTTTTTGATGCTTATATTGAATGCGAAAAAAAAGCAACCGGAACAATTGACGAGATAGCCGATTACTTTGATATTTCCCGCAACTCTATCTCATTATGGATAAAGAATGGGAAAGACCCTAAAAAAGCTAACCCTAAATATAAGCACGCTATTTTAAATAAAGAAAAAACTAAAGAGCTTATGGAACAAAAGAAAAAAGAAGAGCGCAAACTTCCCGCTTCTGTTTATGATTATTATGACAAAGGGGAATTCATAGTAACAGGAACTGCTCGAGAAATTTCCCAATTTTTAAATATTGGCAAAAATAACGTATATTCATATATCCAAGTTGGTAAGCACGCTTTTGATTACAGAAAAACAAGAAAACATGCGGTTTTAAATGAAGCAGAAACTAGAAAAAGATTCCCATTGCTTTCAATCTCATCAGAAGAAGAACTTATGGAAACACAAGAAAAAGAACTTAGAAAGCACGAAACAAAAGAAGAACGTAGATTGCGAAGAAATATCAGAGCGCAAATGGCAATCGAAAACTCAAGAAAAGAAGAATTAGGATTATAGGAGCAGCTAGATGAAACTAAGCGAGATTTGAAGCAGTCGGAGAAGTTGTTTTGGTTAAAGAACCAGCTTGGAGCACAGTACAGGCAAACCTCAACCAGTTTTGTGACTTAAAAGACGGAGATTTATTATACACAAAGAAAGTTGCTCAAGAGTACGCAAAAGCAAATTGTTGGGAGTTGATTAACTGGTATGTTGAAACTACTGGTGACGTTAACCACGCAGCAGAAATGAAAATATGGATGGATGATGAATTTGGAGGACACGAAAAATGACTAAGTTTGAAGAGAAGAAAAAAGAAGCCTATGAAAAAGCCAGTATGAAATATTTTGGAAATGCTGATGGTAGTAGAGCAATGCGATATCTATTAAATGAATTGGAAAATGCAGGTTTATTAAAAGAACAGCAAGCCCTGCCAGTCGTGCCTGAGTATGTGGGGGAGTGGATAGATAAAAATATTTCAGTAGCTCATAATGCAGAATTAATGATTCATAATATTTTAATTTGTGCTATTGATAATAAAAATAGATATCTCTTTCCTCTGGAAGTTGAAAAATTTGTTTTGAAAAATCCAATCACGTTTTTAAATGCGGTTATCACTGGTAAATATGAAGTCGAAAAACCGCAGCTGTTCTATATTGACTTACCAAAAGTTTTTGGACTAAGCGATTCAACCGGCGATTCAACCTTCGTATCAAAAGCGGAAGGTGGAACAATCTCAGAATTTACAAAAGGAAAAGATTATGCATTAAAATTAACAGAACAAGAAATCAAGTCAATTGATGAGCGTTACTGGCAGTTTGCTGTGCCTGTGGAGGACGGAGAATGACAAGAGAATTTAAAAAACTAGACGGAAATGCGACTATTCCAGAACGAGCGACAAAACATAGCGCTGGTTATGATATTTCAGCAAGTGAAACAGTTACGATTCAACCTGATGAAATTAAAATGGTAAGCACTGGGCTAGCTGTTCAACTTGAAGATGATGAAGTATTGAAATTATACGACCGTTCAAGTAATCCAGTTAAGCGTGGCATTGCATTGATTAATTCTGTAGGAATTATCGATTCAGATTACTATCCGCAAGAATTTAAAGGCTTATTTATGAACATCTCAAAAGAGCCTGTAACCATTTCTAAAGGTCAAAGAATAATGCAAGGGGTATTTGTCAAATACCTTACAACAGACGATGACAACGCAAATGGAAAGCGTACAGGCGGTTTTGGTAGCACTGGGGAGGTGTGAAAAATGATGAAGCAAACAACATGTTATGGCTGTGATAAACCAATCGAACCTGAGTGGCTTCCAGTAGGAGAATTTATTGTATGTGATGAATGTTCCTCAGACACTGGCGAAAATAAAGCTGAAAAACTCCAAGAACAGCTTAACACTGCGAAAAAGGCACTGACAGAATCAGAAAAAATGTATCAAAAACAAATGGATAGATTTCTTAATAGTGAAATGAACGAATCAGCACGTTCACATTGTGAAAGCCAGTTGAAGTTGTTATTTCCAGCTCATAAGGCTTATGAAGCACTCGCAGCGATTGGAGGAGATGATGAAAGCTTGGATAATTAGTAACCCTTGGGATGATGAGGGACGACAAGCTCTTACCTTTGCAGATACACGAAATGAAGCAAAAAGTCAGGCTGGTTGGTTTGATATTGACTGTGATTGGATTGATTTAAGAGCGATTCGTGCAAAAACATTTGATGATATGGAAAATCTATCAGAAAAAGAACTAATGCGTATGCAATGGCATGAGGATTGGTGGTTTGAATACGGTAATGACAGATTACCTCATTTTGATGAAGAGGGAGTAACCGAACAAACATTTGATGATTGGTGGAGTCGAACTTATGGAAATGAAGGGAGCGGCGATGAGTGAATTATACAAAGCAATGAAAAGAATTGAAGATTATCAATCAACTAAACCATTGTATAAACAAATTGCTGAAATTAAAGGAATCGCTAGCACTGCACGATATGGATATGATATTCAACCCCAGCTCACGATTCCGGAAAGCATTGCGGATGAGTTTGACCAAATTTACGAAGACATGGAAGAATATCAAACGAACGTAGCACAGATGTTTAGCTCAATGCAGCATTACTTTGTCTTAGAAAGTTATCCAGAAATATTGCATTGGTTAGAGGATGATGTTAAAAATACAAACGTGGTACTCGCCTACCTCGCAGGCAAAGCCCTCGGAGTTGATTTAGTGAAAGTGGGGGAGGGATGAAAATATCTGAAATAGAAGAAATTATAAAAGAAATAAAAAAGATGGAGTCAAGAAACGAAGATGTTAAAGAGTGTCTTGAAGAATGTATAGATTGCTTAGATAACAGCCAAAGTATTTACAACAAGAAAGTATTTATTTCTGTTAATAGTGTAAATTGCTATGTTAGTACAGAAGGGTTAAAAGACTTGCTCGTGTCTGAATATAAAGCTCAAATTGATGAAATTTCTAAGCTTAAGGAAACCATAGGAGCAACAGAATGACCGACAAACTAATATCGCTGGTCAATGACTGGTGGGGAGGGATTGAATGATTGAGTATGAATGTTATGATTGTCAATCTTCTTTTATGACAATGGATGATGAAATGTATGAAAAATGTCCATTCTGTGGATGCACTGATTTTTATACTTTAGACGAGGAGGACAACCAATGAAACTTTTGTGTAAGCTGTTCGGGCATAAGTGGTCGGAATGGAGAGTTTATTTATTTGGCACTCATGAAGAACGCTCTTGTCGTCGTTGCTACATCAGAGATAAACGAATTCCACGCTCAGACCTTGACGAGTCAGAGAACGTGTTCGGGGAGGAATGAAAAAACTACCACCATATTGGTAGTAGTTGTATGTCATTTTAGACTAAGTTTTCCAAATGTTTAACTGCGTCTTCAATGGTATTTCCATAACCATAGATTCCTGAGTTATCAGCAAGGTTTGCTCTAAAAATATCATTTGAAGTATCAAGAGTTACTGTATATTGGAAAAATTTATTTTTGTTAGTGAATGTCATAATTGCATTCTCCTTTCTTAAAAATACGAAAGGCATAGCGAAATTCTATACTGCCAAGTATAGCACGAATAACTTTAAAATGCAAAAAAGCCCAAGTTGACCAAGCTTGAGCGAATGTAAAGTTTTAAAGAACTTCGTTTATTTTTCGGTCAAATTCATTTTAACACAAAAAACCCGAACTGACCGAGTTCGAGTTATATGTTCTAGGTTTAAATTTTATTCTTAAAATTTAGGTCTACTACATTATACCATAAGAAAAATAAATAATAATAAAAAAGCTCGAGTTGACCAAGTTCGAGCGAAATACTGAACAATATTGCGAATTTTTTTGGTCTTAAATATTATAGCACATATAACTATAATTCATACCAAAATAAAAATACCCGAACTGACCAAGTTCGAGCGCAAGAGTTAGTAAACAACTTAGTTCTATTATTATATTATGTTTATTATTTTCGGTCAGTTATATTATATCACATACTGAGCTAGGAACTCGCTAAACTCAACTGGAGGAAAAATGATGGATGACGCTCTCAGCAGGTTACAACAAATAGGCAAAGAAGCTGTGCTTAAAGAGCAAGCTAAAATGATAGCTTCAGAGTTTTATAGCAATGAGCTTTTGCCAAGAGACTTAATGATTTTAGGAAAGGAATTAGTAAAGATTGCGTCTAAAGATATCAGAGATAGTATATAAAGCTGTCAAAGCTTTTGATAGAACTATTTATAAACAAATTACTCGTGGAGTTACTTATTTCTACGAAAGAACAAAATACTATGTACTCTTATTTGGAATATCGTGCCTGGTTATAGGATTGATATTAAAATTTATGGGTATTACATGAAAATGAAAAAAGCCCACTGCAATGGGCTTCGGCAACTGAATTTCTAACTTAATTATACCACAAAAGGAGAATTTGATGAATGGCAGATAAGTTAGATAGAATTATTGGAGATTACGTTAATGGCAGACTTGAAGCCAGAATAAAATCAATTGAAAGTAGATATCTTTATAAGCAAAAAGTAGATAACTTAGGCATTCGTACAGCTTATTCTGGCGGTTCGGAACAGTTAAGTCATGTTATAAACCAAGAAAAGCTTGAAAATGATGAGGAATTAATCAGATTAAGAGAATTGATAAGACAAATCGACATCTGGTATCTACCTTTGATTCAAGTTGAAAAGGAGGTAATAAGACTAAAATGTGAAGGATATAATGGCAGATACTGGTATCAAGTAATGCAAGAATTGGATGCCCAAGGATTTGAAGTTCCACAGAAGAAAGCTAAAGCTGCTTATTATGAATTTAGAAATGACATATACTCTTTTGTTATTCACTTAATTTAAGGGGGACAAAATGGGCAAAAAAAGAATCGAAATTGCCTAAAAAAGGCACATCAACCCTTGTTTTTGCTGATATACTTGTATTATGAAGTAAAAGGCAAAAGCACAAAATATCATAAGTATCGGTTTGAATTTGCTTCATAGTTAGTGGCTATCTAGCATAGCGAGGGGTGACAGGCACCAGAACTAAACCTGACTGCAATGTCCGATTTAATGGCGGAATAGCGTTGCTGGACGATAAAACCAGCGTGGCAAGTGATTGGCGGATATTAGGCATAATATCTTTGCGAGGTTCGACTCCTCGTCTTGCTATAAATGGGTTGATAATAATATTCCCTTGGTTTGAATCCATAAAAACAGCAAGGTAACTTGCGACTGTACAGTGATTGTCGTTACATTCACAACAGGGTTATTTAATTTGTTGTCTATCTCGTCATAGACTTTGCTGACTAACCCATAGGACTTTCTAGGAGTCAAGGGTTTACAGCGTAGCAAGCACGGTACGGGAACGTAGGCGCTCAGGGTTCGACTCCCTGACTTGCTATTATATTTTATTACAGGTTGCCCAGTGGGTAGCCTTTTATTGTTGGATTCACGAATAAGATAGGAGGGAGGTATGAAACTTACTGAAAAGCAGAAGAAGTTTGCAGATTATTACATAGAGTTAGGAAATGCAACGCAAGCAGCCATTAAAGCAGGTTATAGCAAGAAAACAGCTAATAGAATTGGCCCTGAAAACTTGTCAAAACTTGTAATTAAAAAATACATTGATGAAAGAATGGAACAGATCGCTTCTGAGCGTATTATGAGCGCACAGGAGATACTTGAAAGACTTAGCCTTATAGCTAATGCAAAAATAAAAGAAACGGTTGTAGTAGCCAATGCAGAGGGATATTCGGAAGTTGAGAAGCCTCCTGATTTCAAAACGCAGATACAAGCAATGAAGGAACTTCTTAAACGTTATCCAGATAATGATAGATTGCTTGAACAAACTCTTCGCAAACTTACTGCAGAAGCTGATATTGCTGAATTCAAAGCTGCAATGATACAATCTGCAACTGATAAATCAACTGAAGAAAAATTGGATGAATTGCTTGGTAAGATTAGTGAGGTTATAGATGATAAGTGATATTTATAGCAAAAAACAAATTGATGTTTTAAAGCAAACAGTAAATAAAGATTGGTTCATTGCATTGCTTCATGGTGCTAAGCGTTCAGGAAAAACTAAGATGAACAATGACTTATTCTTGTTTGAATTAAGGCGTGTTCGTAAAATAGCTGATGAAGAGGGCGTTAAAGAGCCTATGTATATCTTGGCGGGTGTTTCATCAAATACAATCAATAAGAACATCCTCCAAGAGCTTTATAATATGTACAATATAGAGCCAAAGTTTGATAAGCATAACAACTTTAAATTATTTGGTGTAAAAGTAGTTCAAGCATATACTGGAAATATCGGTGGAGTTGGTGCTATTCGTGGTATGACTGCTTATGGAGCGTATGTCAATGAAGCTTCACTTGCTAAACAAGAAGTATTTGCTGAAATTGTTTCTCGTTGTTCAGGTAATGGTGCAAGAATTCTAGCAGATACTAACCCTGATAATCCTGAGCATTGGTTAAAGAAAGAATATATAGATAAGCCTAACGAAAATGTTAAGGCTTTTCATTTTGAATTAGATGATAATACTTTCTTATCTGAGAGGTACCGTGAAAATATCAAGGCAGCAACGCCAAGCGGTATGTTTTATGACCGTGATATAAAAGGACTTTGGGTATCTGCTGACGGTGTGGTTTATCAAGACTTTGATAGCAACAAACATTATATACAATCCAAAGACTTGCCTAAATTATCAACATTCTATTGTGGTGTTGACTGGGGGTATGAACACTGGGGTTCAATTATTGTTATCGGAGAAACGGACGATGGCACAGCTTATTTAATAGAAGAGCACGCAAAACAACATGAAGAAATTGACTATTGGGTAGATATAGCTAAAGGTATTCAAGAGCGGTATGGTTCAAGAGTCCCCTTCTATTGTGATTCTGCTCGTCCTGAACATGTTGATAGGTTTAAACGAGAACACATTGAAGCGTTTAATGGAGATAAAGCACGTTTAACTGGTGTTGAAGCAGTTGCTCGTAGGTTTAAGAAAGATAAGTTGTTTATTTGTAGAGATAAAGTCGAGAAATTCCCGAATGAGATTTATCAATATGTTTGGGATGAAAAAAAGGGAGAACCAATAAAACTATTTGATGATGTACTTGATTCTTTGCGATATGCGATTTATAGCAATGAAGTTAGAAACGGTAAGACAGCTGAAATAGTCAATAAAGTAGGTTTTGGTTTTTATTAAGGAGAAACATGGCAGTTAAAATAAATAGAGAGATGGCGGGAGACTTAAACAACCCATCTTCTGAATTGCTTAATCGTTGTATTAATCAGCACCAAAGTGACTTTTGGCGTTTAGAAAAACTATCTGATTATTACGATGGCAAGCAAGACATTTTAAAACGAACAAAAGATAATGCTGCAACACCTAATAATAAAATTGTTGTTAATCATGCAAAGTATGTCACTGATATGAATGTTGGTTTCATGGTAGGAAATCCAGTCGCTTATACAAGCAGTGATGATATTCAATCTATTCTTGATGCTTATACAAAAGTTGATATTGTATCTCATGATACTGAACTTGAGAAAGATTTATCAGTATTTGGGATAGGTTATGAATTGATTTATATGAATCAGGAACCTCAAACTGGGAAAGTATTTGCTGACATTAAGTGTATTGATCCACGTGGAATATTTTTAGTAACAGATGATACGATTGATACCAACCCTTTATTTGCTGTACATTATCAACCAGTATATAACCTTCAAGGAGCTGTTGATTATTATCTTGTTAAGTACTATAACGACAATAGAGTATTGACGTATAGAGCGGCTTCTATTGGTTTCGGAGATTATCAATTAATTAAAGCACTACCACATTATTTTAAGGCGGTACCTGTTATTGAATACCGTAACAACGAAGAACGACAAGGAGATTTTGAGCAAGCAATTAGCTTAATTGATGCTTATAACTTGCTTCAGTCTGACAGATTGAACGATAAAGAAGCCTTTGTTGATGCAATTCTTTTTATCCGTGGGTTTACCTTACAGGATGGAGATGGTGCTAGGTTAGCAAAAGAAAAGATGATGCAGACATCATTTAAACCTGGTGAAGTAGATGCTAGTTATCTTACTAAACAAATGGATGAAAGTTCGGTAGCTGTGTTACGGGATGCATTACTTGAAGATATTCATAAAGTGACTTATGTGCCCAATATGAATGATAAAAACTTCTCAGGAAATGTTTCAGGCGAAGCAATGAAATACAAACTCTTTGGCTTACTACAACTTATGTCAGTGAAGTCAAGATACATGATAAAAGGACTTAGACAACGTTTGATTCTCTTTGCCAATTATTTAGAGATTGGCAATAACAATGTTGATATTGACGGTATTAAGATTAAACTCAAACCTAATTTGCCAATCAATACAACTGACATTGTTAATCAAATCGTTCAGGCACACCAAGCAGGAATTTTACCTCTTAAAGTCTTGCTTTCATGGCTTCCAGATATTGATAATGTCGATGAAGTTCTTGAACAGTTACAAGAGGAAAAAGAGGAGGCTATCGAAATGAATCAGAAAGCTATGGGCGTTCAGTCAGAAGAAAGCCACTCTAATCTTGATGATCCACCTGATGAAAATGAGGAAGAAAATCAAGATAACAACAATAACCAGTCTGACAATCAGACCAATCAAAAAGGAGACCAAGAAAATGGCCATAACAAAAACAACAAAAAACAAAACTCAAAAAACTAATGCTAAAGCAGCAAAAACGCCTAAAGTGACTAAAACTAAAGGAAAAGCTAAAACTGCTTCTAAAACAGCTACTACTAAAAAGAAAGTAGTCAAAAAACCAGTAGCAAAAACAAAAAAAGCTAAATAAATACAACTTTCAATAAAATATAGAAGACATGGTAAATAAAATGGGATTTGAACTTAGTGACAAAACTATTGAAAAACTTAACATAATCGGTGAAGATTTCGCTAAACTCCTAACAGAACGAGCAGCTAAAGAGCAAAACGAATTGACAGAAGCTTTTAGAGCTACTGCCATAAATGGAAAATCTCTTTATGATGAATGCTTAAAACAAGGATTCGATAAAGATGAAGCTATTAAATTTTCAGTTGGATTTCTTGTTGGTCTTTCGAAATGATTAGTGCCAAATTCAAAAAGAAAAACAACCAAATTTATTGGTATCAAGTGACAGGTCATGCAGGCTTTGCAAATATTGGTAATGATATTGTATGTGCTGGGGTTTCTGCCTTATATATCACAGTTACCAATGCGTTGTTATCCTTTGGTAAGACTTTTGAGCGTGATGAAGGATATTTTATACTTGATCCAACGGATAAAGAACTAGCAAGTCTTAAGATACTTTATGATGGAATTAACTCAATTGCTGAACAATACCCTGAACATGTAATAGTAGAGGAGTAAAAAGAATGTCTGACTACTGGCAAAAAAGAGCGATTAAAGCCGAAAAGAAAGTAAATGACGGTGCTAAACAGCTTGAGGAAGTCGTAGCACAGGCATACAAACAAGCTCAATCATATTTAACGAAACAGATTTCTAAATTATTTAGTCGAACTAGGCAGCAAACGGAACTGACAGATGATGAAGCCAAAAGAATGCTTAATGAAACTGTTTCTGTTTCTGAATTAGTTGAGCTTAGAAGATTGGCTAAAGATATTAGTAATCCTGACTTGCAAAGAGAAGCTAAAAAGCGGCTCACAGGCTTGGCACTTAAATCAAGAATTACTCGTGCAGAAGATTTAAAAGCAAAGTCTTATCTAGTAATAAAACAAATAGCAGATGTTCAGCTTGATAAGCAGACATCTTTTTATGTTGACACGATAGATGAAGCTTACAAAGAAACTACTGCTGAAACAATTATTCGTGAAGCTCAAGCAAAGGCAAAGGATGGTATTGTCAAAGAAGTCTGGAATAAAAAAGACTATAAGTTCAAAGAGTTATCCACCAAATCTGTGGAAAACATTCTTGACAGTCACTGGTTAGGAAGTAACTACTCTAAAAGATTATGGGGAGATACTGAAGCCTTAGTCAAACGATTAGAACAGCTCTTCACGGTTGAAGCTTTAACTGGAATGAGTGAGTTTCAAATGGCAAAGACAATTGCTAGTGAATTTGACCGCTCAATTAACGTTGCTAGGCGTTTGATTCGTACTGAAGCGAATTATATGGCGAACCAAGCAAAGCTCAAATCGTGGCAAAATAATGGCGTTGAGAAGTATCAAATCATTGCCATCTTGGATTTGAGAACATCACAAATTTGTCGTCATAAAGACCATAAAATTTTTCTAGTATCTGAAGCAGTTGTAAACGGGGCAGAAGGGACATATCCACCTTTTCATCCGTGGTGTCGTTCAGTTGCTTCAATGTATTCAGAGCGACTAAATAACATAGTACGCAAGGCGCTTGACCCTATCACTGGTAAAACATTTGATATTAAAGGAAGTACAACTTACAACGAGTGGATGGATAAATTAAAAGTAATGCATCCAGATGTTGATTTTAAAAGTAGCAAATGAGGTGATCTAATATCTCGCAGTTATGCGTGAAATAACAACTACTTAAATACACAAAGCGTTTGTCACTGACAGGCGCTTTTCTTATGTCCAAGCGTGACGACTTTAAAAGCTTCGGAAGTGCAAGCATTGAACCACTTAAAAAGCAATTGGAAAGGATTAATAACATGATTGAAAAATTACTTAAGTTCAACTTACAACGCTTTGCAGAAAATGGAGACCCACAGGACCCTGCAGACCCTGAAACTCCTACTGAATTCAATGCTGACAGTTTGACTGATGAACAAGTTGTAGCAATCAAAGAAAAGTTTGGTCTTAAAGATAATACTGAGGTTGACTCTATTGTTAAGTCTAAACGAAGTCGTTGGCAGAAGGAACTTGAAGAAGAAAAAAACGAAGCTGCTCGACTTGCCAAACTTTCGGAAGAAGAACGCCAACAAGCGCTGATTCAAAAAGAAAAAGATGACTTTGAACAAGAAAAAGCCGCCTTTCGTCAAGAACAGTTGCTTGTAGAAAAAGGCAAACAACTTCAAGAAATCGGTATTCCAAGTGCTTTCGCTGCTCGTATTCAAGGAGATACTGCTGAGGAAGCTATTAAAGATGTCAAATCTTTCAAAGCTGAATGGGATAAAGCTTTAGAAGCAGCAGTTAATGAAAAACTCAAAGCTTCTGTAGATACTCCGCTTGGAAGTGATGGAAAAGGCATCTCGAACAATCCTTTTGCAAAAGAGACTTTCAACTTAACCGAGCAAGGCCGACTTTTCCTAGAAGAACCAGAAAAAGCTAAGACTTTACAAGCTTTAGCAAACAAAAAATAGAAATAGAGGAATAAAAATGGAACACAAACTCATTAAATTTGATTTGCAAAAATTTGCAGATAAAACAAAAATTGCAGATGTTATCGTACCTGAAGTATTTAATAAATATGTTATTGAACGTACTGCTGAGCTTTCTGCCTTATATCAATCAGGAATTGTAGTAAAAGATCCTGAACTCGATGCACTTGCAACCTCTGGTGGTCGATTAATTAATATGCCATTTTGGCAAGACTTGTCTGGTGATGATGAAGTACTTTCTGATACTGGCTCACTTTCAACTGACAAAATCACAGCCAGCAAAGACGTTGCTGCCCTCTTGATGCGTGGTAAAGCATGGAAATCAAATGACTTAGCTAAAGCATTGTCCGGTGATGACCCAATGCGTGCTATTGGTGATTTGGTCGCTGCTTACTGGGCTCGCCGTCAACAAGTTACTTTGTTATCAATTCTTAAAGGTATTTATGCAGCCGCAGGAACTAAAATGTCAGGCAATGCTCTTGATATCTCAACTTTAACTGGTAATGCAGCAGCATTTACTGGTGAAACTTTCCTTGATGCTTCATACAAATTGGGCGATGCAGAAGAAAAACTTACTGCAATTGGGGTACATTCTCAAGTGTATGCCAACTTGCGTAAACAAAACTTGATTGAATTTTCTTTGGATTCAGAGAATAAACCAATTCCTACATACATGGGTAAACGTGTCATTGTTGATGATGGTATGCCAGTAGATGGAGATGTTTTCACTTCTTACATCTTTGGAGCTGGTGCAATTGGGCTTGGTAATGGAGCAGCTCCTGTGCCAACAGAAACTGACCGTGATTCATTGGCAGGAGATGATATTCTTATCAACCGTCAACACTTCTTGTTGCACCCTCGTGGCGTTAAATTCACTGACAAATCAGTTGCGGGTAATTCACCAACAAATGCTGAATTATCAACAGGGTCAAACTGGGAACGTGTTTATGAAAATAAAAATGTTCGTATCGTTCAATTTAAACATAAACTTTGGACACCTCAAACAGTTGTTCAAGGTGGAACTGGTGGAGAATAAGGAGTAATAATCTATGGATGAGAATGACGAACCAAAAACTAAAGCAATTGAACGTTTAAAAACTGATTTAGGCATTGACGACAATAAAGCTACTGGTTTAATTGAGGATGCGGTTATTCTCGTCCTTGATTATACGAATCAGGATAAGATGTTGGATTCAATGTGGTTGTATGCTCGTCAGTTAGCCACAATTACTTTTAATCGCGAAAGTACCGAAGGAGAGTCTAGTCGTTCAGAAGGTGGCGTTTCTCAATCCTTTGTTGAAGATATTCCTTTAAATATCCAGCGTGGCTTGAATCGTTACCGACTCGGAAAGGTGGTTAGTTTTTATGCGCCTGATGAAACGTGACTTAAGAACGGTTTATTTGAAAAGGATAAACCCAAATAACACGCAAGATGAAGAGGGAAACGATCAAGTTATTTATCTGAGTCCTGTTGCTCTTGAAATGAATGTTCAGTCCGCAAGTGGTGCTGTCAATGCCACAATATACGGTTCAAAGCTTTCAAGTATGAAATCATGTAAATATCAAGGCAATGAGCTAAAAGAAGGCAGAGACGAAAACAGTGGAGTTTGTGTGTATGTCGATAAGGATAGTGACCCTGATTATAAAATCAAATCGATTCAACCTTATTCTACACACAGCAATGTGATGTTAGAAAGGAACGATGACATTGGGAATTGAAATTAAAGGTTTGGACAGGCTTAAAAGAAAAATTAATGTGATGCCTAAAATATTAAATGATGCTGTGAATGATGCGACTTACGAAATCACAGAGTTGGTTCGTTCTGCAGCAGAATTAAGACTAGCTTCTAGTATGAAATTCAGTTCTGGAGAATTGATTGGAAGTTTAAAGACTGAGGTTGTAGAAAATGCGGAAGGTAAAATAGTTGGGCGTGTCTGCTCGGATAAAGCTCAAGCCATTTATCGTGAGTTTGGTACTGGTCCAAATGGGCAAGCAAGCTCTAAAGATTTACCAGAAGGGGTTAACCCGGTTTATACTCAAACTCGTTGGTTTATTCCAGCTGAGGAAGTTGGAATTGATTTGAATGAAATCTATGGCATGCCTAAGATTACCGTTCAAGGCAAAGAATTTTACATCACAAGCGGTCAACCAGCAAGGCCTTTCTTATATCCATCATTGAAAGAAATACTTCCGCAAATGCCTGAGATATACAAAGAGCACGTTCAAAAGAAATTGAGAGAGCTTAAATAATGGAAAGAGTAAATATTAAAGTTGCTACTTTTTCCGTTTTAAGTGGTATATCTGAGATTAAAAAAGTAGTAACTGATTATCCGTCAACATGGAATGACTTTCCTACAGCTATTTACAGAACGGTTAACAACCCACATTTTGTAGATGGAAGTGGCGAGGAACTTCAAACAAAATGGTCAGTCACAATAGAATTATATTCTAAAAGTAGCTTGACCACTATCGTTAATAATGTCATCGAACAATTTGGTGATATTGGTTTTACAGGCACGCAAAGAGATGCTAATACAGCAGATTTAAAGCGTGTCATTATTGAACTATCCGCAATCGTGGATAACAAAACAAAATACGTTTATTCGAAATAGGAGGAAATAAACATGGCAACAGTAGCAGGATTACTTTCAAAAGATACAGTCCTTTCTTATAAAGATGGCGCAACTTCAAAACCTGTCGCAGCAGTAAAATCTATCCCAGCAATGGGAGCTGACCCTGAAAAAGTAGATGTTACTCACTTAGGTTCAGCTAAGAAAGCATATATTGCAGGGATTCAGGATTCAGATAATTTGGAATTCGCAATCATTTATCAAGGAGATAACTTCAAAGATGTTGATACATTGGTAAAATCTGGTAAGTCAGTAGATTGGACAGTGACTTATCCTGATGGTATGAAAGTTGACTTTACTGGTCAGCCTTCTTATAAATTTGATGGTGTTGAAGTCAACCAAGCACTTGGATTTAACTTAGTAGTGGTTGTATCAGCAGGCCCTGACTTTACACCAGCACCAGCTGGCAGTGGTCAATAATTTAGCAATTAAAGGTTAGTCAAAGTGGCTAGCCTTTTTATTTTTTATAAATATAGAAATCGGAGAAACAAAAATGACAAAAGAAAATATTGTAAAACTTCCTGGAACTAAACAATTTGAATTTGGTGGATTGAGTCTTCAATTGCGCTTGGATGGAAACTCAATTCTTTCAATTGAAAAACGCTTGGATGAATCAATTGTTGGTTTGTTCTTGAAAGGTCAGGGAGAAGCGAAAATCCCGGCGACAAATAAATTGCTAATTGTATTACAAGGTGCTAATCAAACAAGCAATGTATCTGAAAGTGATATTGTTGCTGCTTTTGGGCGCTATGTGGATGAAGGACATTCAACTTTAGATTTATTTGCCACAATCAATGAATTACTTGAAGAATCAGGTTTTTTCGGAAACAAGAAAACGGAGAAAGAGGCGACAAATGGGGTATCTCTGGACAGCGAACCAGTAGAGGAAGACAGCATTCTGTAAAAACTTACAATAATTTATCCAGCATGCTTGAGGATTTATACCCTCAGGCAGTTGAAGCTGGTATTTCTTCTACAGATTTTTGGGGGATGACTTTTGATGAAATCATGGTCCAAGTAGAAGCAAATAAAAAAAGGCATGAGAATGAGCTAAAAGAGAAAGCGATGTTTGATTATTCTCAACAAAGGCTTGCTATCTATGCTTTTAATGATCCAAAGAATTTTCCTAAATATGAAGATGCCTACCCTTTCTTGAATCAACTCAAGGAAGAAGTAGTGCAAGCCGTATCTGAGGAAGAGGAAAAGAAACAAGCGATGCTTACTGACCAAGAAATTATGCGACAAAATGCAATGTTAATTCAGGAAACTCGTAAAAGAAAAAGTCAAAAGACAAATTAAAAAATATTGAATAGAAAAGGAGGTGAGAAATATGGAATTAGAAACCTTGGAAGTTTTATTAGACGTCAATACAGCCAGAGTTCAAGCGTCTTTGGATAAAATAATGCCAAATATTGAATCTGCTATGTCAAAAATTCAAAATATCACGGGCAAGTCTATGAAAAAGACCGAAGATAATCTGAATATTGACAAAGGCGCAACACAATTTAGTAAGCAACTTGAAAAAATGAATCAGACGTTTGAGAAGATGATGGGCCATCTTGAAAGTACTTCAAAGAAATCATCAGAAAGTATTGGAGATAATTTATCTACTGGATTTAAGAAAGCACGTCCTAAAGTATCAAAAGAAATTGATGCCATGCTAAATGAAATTAATGCAAAAATGGGTCAAGCTAAAGCTGCTCAAGAAAAAGTAGCTTATCTAAAATCACAGCGTCAAAGTTCTTCAGCAAAAGGAGATGGTGGGCAAACAGTTAAATATGATGACCAGATTGCACGGGCCCAGGCATCAATGGTTAAATATCAAGACCAAGCAAAAAGTCTTGCTAGATCAATGAAGACTGAGTTTGATGCAGTTCCTTCATCTTTAGAACGAATTGCAAGAGTAATGGATGCCAATGAAGCTAAGTATTATACAATGCGTGAAAGTGTTCGAGCTTTACAAAAGGAATATCAATATCAACTAAAACCAGTCGGAAGTTTTGACAAAGGATTTAAAAATGTTGATACTCCTGATTCATTGAAAACTGCTCAAAAAATGCAAGCACAGTCTGACAAAATGCAGAAGCTAGCAAGCAGTAATGATGTTCTACAAAAGGAATATCAAAGAACAGAAGAACGTGCAGAGTCATTAAGAAAGGCAATTGGACGAATTAATTCAGTTCTTAGCCAATCGTCAATGGCAACTGGAACAGCTGCAGCTGGAGCTAGTATGACAGGTTCAGGATTGAAACAATCTGAGCGTGCTGTTTCTAAATATGGCGGAGTCTTCAACCGCATGTCAAACTCCATTTCTCACGGTGCTGGGGGAATTGGAAATGGGTTGAAAAATTCATTTGGGGTATTGGATAAATTTGGAAATCTCTTTTCGAGAAATTCAAATAAAGTCACACAAGGCACTCGTAGTATGTCTAGGGGTAACAATGCTTTTCTTCAATCTATGAAGTATTTGTTACCTTCACTAATTGTTTATCAATTAATTGGTGGAGCAATAAGTAAATTAGCTGGCGGAATGATGAGTGCATTGAAAACAAATGATCAGTTTTCTAACTCGCTTAATCAGATTAAAGTCAACTTGATGACTGCATTCTATCCAATTTATAATGCGATTCTACCTGCCATTAATGCAATGATGAGCGCAATTGCAACATTAACTGGTCAATTAGCTTCGTTTATTGCCGGATTATTTGGAACGACTTATCAAGCAGCCAAACAAGGCGCAAGTGGTTTATATGATAATGTCCAAGCCATGAATGATACTGGTTCATCAGCGACTAAAGCACAGAAAAAAGTCGATAAACTTCAACGTTCACTTATGGGCTTTGATGAAATTAATCGTATTGGTTTGCAAGATAAAACTGATGATGATACTGGCAAAAATAAAGATACAAAAGCTCCAGGTATTGATTTTGGGGCTGCGACTGGTAATTATTCAACTCCTAAATGGATGAAAGATATGCAAGCCTTGCTTAAAGATTTCTTCAAACCTTTCCAAGATGCATGGAAAAACCAAGGTCAAAAGGTTATTGATGCGTGGAAATATGCACTTGGAGAAGTTATCGGTTTAGCAAGTGCTATCGGGAAATCCTTTATGGAAGTCTGGACAAATGGTACTGGACAGAAGTTCATTGAAAATCTATTAATTTTACTTGCGGATGTGCTTAACATTGTCGGTGATATAGCTAAAGCATTTAAAGATGCATGGAACGAAGATGGTAGAGGAACTGCCTTAATTCAATCGCTATTCGATGGTCTGAACAGAATATTAGAATTACTTCATTCAATCGCTAAATCATTTAGAGAAGCATGGAATGATGAAACTGGTAAAGAAATAGCAGCAAACCTTCTTGAGATTTTTACTAATATTTTCAATACAGTAGGAAACCTTGCGGAACAACTCAAAAAAGCTTGGGACCAAGGTGGAACTGGTAAAGAAATATTCTCTATTATTCTAGGGATTATTAATGATTTGCTTGGACATATTAATAATATGACTAAAGCCACAGCTGATTGGGCGAAAACGTTGGACTTTACCCCACTGCTGAACGGCATTAAGAAATTACTTGAGAGCATACAGCCACTAGCTGATAATATTGGTGGCGGATTAGAATGGTTTTATAAAAATGTACTTTTGCCTTTGGCTGGATTTACTATCAAAGATTTAATACCTGCCTTCTTAAATACATTAAGAGGGGCTATAGATTTACTAAATGGAGTAATTGAAGCACTTAAACCAGCCTTTGATTTCTTTTGGAACAATTTTCTTAAACCTGTTGCGGAATGGACAGGGGGAGTAATTGTTGATGTGTTAAAAGGACTTGGAGATGTTCTTTCAACTATTGGTGATTGGCTATCTGAGCATGGGAAAGGTTTTTCTGATTTTGCAATCACTTTAGGAACTTTTGCTGGGGTAGTTGGCGGAATCATCGCAGTCGGTACTGCAATCGAAACATTCGTAGGCTTCCTTGGAGGACTTGCTGCGGTAATTACAGGAGCCGGAGGAGTGACCGGTGCAATTGGTTCTCTAATTGCCATCCTTGGAGGACCTATAACACTTGCCATTGGTGCAGCTATTGCCATAGGTGTTCTTCTTTGGAAAAATTGGGATGAAATTAAAGAAGCAGCTGGAAAACTTGGAAAATGGCTTGGAGAAAAATGGGATGGTATCAAGAAAGCCACTGGTGAAGCTTGGGATAATGTCAAGAAAGCAACATCTGATAAATGGAATGCAGCCAAGAAATCTGTTCAAGATACAGCTGATTCCATCGGAACAAAAGTTTCTACAAAATGGTCTGAAATAAAAAAAGGAACTGGAGACGCATGGGATAACATAAAAAATTCTGTTACAAATGCTGCTAATAATGCCAAAAATAATGCATCCAATGCATGGTCTAACATGAAAGATAAAATGGGAAACTATGCAAGTTCAATAAAATCGACCGCAAAAGGCGCATTTGATAATGTCGCTTCATGGGCTTCCGGAATGGGAGAAAAAATCGGTGGAGGACTTGAAAAGGGAGTAAAAGCAGTCAAAAGAGGTGCAGCTGCAATCGGTAACGGTATTGCTGGGGTCATTGGAGGAGCTGTCAACGGTGTTATCAAAGGAATTAACTGGGTATTAGGAAAGGTTGGCTCTGGGAAAAAATTGGCTGAATGGTCAGTTCCTAAGTTTGCACAAGGTGGATATCACAAAGGAGGTCCTGCGCTCGTCAATGATGGCTCAGGTAGCCAATGGCAAGAAATGTATCGAACACCCGATGGTAAAACTGGTTTATTCCCTAAAGTGAGAAACCTCATGGTTGATTTACCAAAAGGAACCCAAGTATTGAGTGGTGCTAAAACTGCCAAAGCGATGTCAGGAATGCCTGCTTATGCAAATGGTATCGGTGATTGGATGGGTGAGAAATGGAATCAAGCCAAAGAAATGGTTGGCGATATTTGGGACTATGCCACTCATCCAGAAAAGATTTTAAACATTGCAATAAGTAAGTTTACTAATCTTTCTCAAGCAGTTGAACCAGCTCTATCTATTGCGACTGGTGGGATATCTACTATAGCTAATGGAGCGATGGGAATGATTAAAAAGGCATTCTCAGAAGGCTCAGAAAGCCCATCAGGTACTGGTGTTGAACGTTGGCGACCAGTTATTAAAAAAGCTCTATCAATGAACGGTGTATCAACTTCCGAAAACTATGTCAATGCTTGGATAAGACAAGTACAAAGCGAATCAGGAGGTAATGAGAAAGCTGTCCAAGGTGGATATACTGATATTAATACAATCACTGGCGACTTGGCCAAAGGATTGTTACAAACCATCTCGGCCACGTTCAATGCAAATAAATTCCCAGGACATGGAAATATCTTTAACGGGTATGATAATGCACTTGCTGCAATTCATTATGCATTGGGCCGTTATGGTGACCCTGATATGCTTCAAGTGATTGGGCATGGACACGGTTATGCAAAAGGTACGCCATATGTTCCAGAGGATCAGTTAGCAATGATTCATGAAGGAGAAATGGTTGTTCCTGCTAAATATAATCCATATAATTCTATCAGTGATTTCAAATCATTTGAAACTTTGCAGTTGCCTGAAATATTCACAGACAAACCGACTGATTACAGTAATTCTGGAAGCTTTGGTGGAGGTCAAGATGTTTCGAACTATGGCTTGGCAAATATGAATGGTTCTTTGACAAGTGCCATCATGTTGCTTGTTCAATCTTTGGGAGCACAAACGAGCCAAGCTTCAAATGGAGATATTGTGATAAATATTGGTGGCAGAGAGTTTGGGAGAATTGCAGTTTCAGAAATCAACAAGTATCATCGTCAAATCGGGCATACTGAGTTGGAAATTTAAAAGAGGAGAATAAAGATGTCTGGGAGCTTATCCATTAATGGTGTAATTATAAAAAATCCCAAGACTTTCAAAGTTGGGTATCAAACTATTGATGCAGATTCATCTGGTAGAAATGCAAATGGAGAAATGGTCAGAGATATAATTGCTCAAAAAGTGAAGCTTGAGATTGAGTGGGGAGCCTTGGATGATTCTACGGCCTCTGCTTTATTGAAAGCTATTAAAGGGGAATTTTTTACAGTGAATTATCCAGATGCAGAAACCGGAGGTCAATTGACAAAAACATTCTATAGCGGAGATAGAAGCCTTCCGTCTTATTCGTGGAACGACAAGTTTACAAAAATAAAATGGGAAAGTTTCTCTGCGAACTTTATAGAAAAATAAAATAGAAAGGAAATCGAATGATAAAAGTTAGCGACGCTTTTAATAAAGCTTTTGCAAGTCCAACAAGACAAGTATTAGCGAAAGTAACAATGAATGATGTCGTTTATACTAACAATGATCTATCTTCTGTCGAATATGATGGGGAAAGTATCTCGGGAGAAAATTTTAATATTGGTTCAACATTTTCAAATGGGATAAAGCTCACGTTCCCTAAAATAATCGAGGGTGTTAAACAGTTAGATAAAATAAAATTAGAGTTTGGAATAGTCTTACCTGACGGTTCATCAGAATATGTCAGTATGGGCTATTTTTTTGTCTCTGCTTATGATCCACAACGGAATGAAAAAAGAACTGTAATCGAGGCGTTTGATGAAATGACACAGTTGGAAGGGAGTTATAGTTCTAAATTGACCTATCCGGCAAAGATTCAAGATGTGGCATTAGAGATTGCAAATAAAGCTGGGGTAGTAATTAACGCGGCATCCTTTGAACGATTAAGTCAAAATAAAATTACAAAAATACAAGGACTGACCTATAGACAGGCCATTGGAATTATTGCGCAATTCGCTTATGGATATGCCATTTTTGATAGAAACGGGCAATTGGATATCCGAATGCTCAAAGACCCTAATTTTAGTATTGCTACAGCTGATTATTTTTCACGCGGATTAACAAAGAATGAGACAATGTACACTTTAAACGGGATTAACTGTCGCGTATCTACAAAAGGAACAGAATCTAATGAAGATTACATTTTACAAAGTGGTTCAGATAAAGGGAATCAAATTTCTTTAGAAAATAATGTGATGACTCAATTTTATCTGGATGATATTTACCAACAGTTAAAGACATTAAACTACTATCCGTTCACTCTCTCTTGGCGAGGGAATCCTGCGATAGAAGCTGGAGACTGGCTTTCTATGACAGATATCACAGGAAAAGTTTTTAAAATTCCAAATCTTAGTTATAGATTAAACTTTTCGGGAGGGTTGAAAGCTACAAGCAGCGCAAATACAAGTAGCGTTGCGGTAACTTCATCGGAGTACAAAGGGTCTCTTCATCAGAAAGTTGAGGCTTTGGAAGGATGGCGCAATGCTTCAGGAGGTTGGAGTTACACACAAGTTCAAGAGCCTAAAAATCCCCAAGAAGGAGATGTTTGGTATAAACCCAATGGGCCAGATACAGAACTTTGGGTTTATGAAGGAGGCGAATGGGTCCTTAAAACTTCCACGGCAAAGAATCGGGAACTAGAAGGTAAGTTAGACCAAGCAAAAGAAGAAAATGATGAAGCGCTGGCTGAGTTGGATAAGCAACTGTCAGATGCTCAAACCTCTATCGACAATGTGGATGCGACCAATAAAACGCTGGTTGAAGCAGTTGACCAAGCTCAAAAAGATATTCAAGCGGTGGATGAAGCAGCATCTCAAGCAATGACAACGGCATTAGATGGAAAATCTCTAGCAGAAACAGCCAAAGCGCTAGGTCAAAATGCGTTAGACCAATTTAATGCCTTATCAGTTGGTGGAAGGAATTTAGTCCTTAATTCGGCTTTAGTCGGAGATGCCAATAATGATAACGTCCCTGACTTATGGACAAAAGGAGGAGCAACAGCAACTTCTAAACTTGTCTCAATTACAGACTTGAACCAAATTGCGACTGGTGTAGAAATTACACAAACAGCACTAGGACAGTCTGGATTAAGAAGTTACAAATTCATTGAAAACATTCAACCTAATGTTTCTTATGCTCAAAGTTTCTGGATAAAAAATGTAGCTTCAGAGCCCCTAAATATGGTTGTTCAAACGGGAGAACGAAATCAAGATACGAATGCGATAACTTATACATACATTATTCAAGAAGTACCAGCTAATAGTGGTTGGGTTCGTTTATCTCGTGTCTTCACAACCAAGAACACAACAAATGGTATCTACTTTTACCTTTACACAATGACAACGACAACAAACGCTCATTATATTTTAGCAGCGCCTAAGTTGGAGCTTGGAAATGTCGTGACGGACTGGTCGGCAGCTCCTGAAGATACTCAGGTCAAGATTGAGCAATTGGAAAATGGTCTGAAAACAACGGTCAGTCAGTCGCAATATAATGCAGACAAGACCACTATTGATTCCAAAATATCTAGTGTTACTCAAACAGCAAACTCGATTAATTCCATTGTGACTAATTTAACCAATGGAATGCCCACTGGCGCTTCGATCATTAGTCAAATTTCCGATTCTGTTTCAATCATGGTTGAAAAGAATGATGTCATCAATCAAATCAATGTCTCTACAGAAGGGATATTGATTTCAGGAAGCAAGGTTCACATCACAGGAACGACACTTATTGATAATGCCATTATCACAACGGCTATGATTAAAGAGTTAGATGCCTCTGTCATTACGACAGGAACTCTTGCAGCAAACCTGATTGTGCCAACGGCAGGTAATATGCTCATGAATAGTGAGTTCCAATCGACAACATTCTTTGATGGTTGGAATACGAGTGGTTCAAATCCGACTCTATTTTATGATTCGGATTCAAAATACATCGATGAATACGGTGGAATGTCTTATGCGGCAGGTATTAATTCAATAGGAAATGGTTCTACGACTTACCAATGGCGACGCCTCCAACAAGATGTACGAGGGAGAGAAAATTTTCCTTACTCCGCAAGTACCATGGCAATCTCTGGTAAAAATGCGAATGGTGGATGGCTAAGATTTGTAATAAGTTTTTTAGACAGTTCTAAGGCCATTATTTCCACGATAACGAGTGATCAAGTTGTGATGGATAATAAATATCATTTATTAAAGATAGAAAACGCAATCGCTCCAACAGGAACTGCTTATGTGCGATATGAGTACCAAGCCGGAGGAGAGGTCAATGGCTATGTCACAAGAGCCATGCTTAATCGAGGGGCAAAGGCATTGCCTTACACCGCTTCAACAGGTCAAGTGATTGTCGGTTCAGACATGATTGTGGACGGTGCCATTATCGCCAAACATCTGGCAGTAGGCTCAATCACAGCTGAAAAGCTAGCAGTTGGGGCTGTCAATATGGGAAGTGCAACTGTGACTGGAACGCTTGATGCCAATCGTATCAATGTGATTAATCTTGATGCCAGTCAAATTAAGGTTGGAACGCTCAATGCCGCAACTGTTAAAATCATCAATCTTGATGCAGGAGCCATAACTACAGGAACATTGAATGTAGCTGTTCAAATCAATGCCAATAGTATTGTGGCAGGGGCGCTTAATGCCAAACTCCTTACGGGAGATACGGCGCATTTGAACTCGGTAGATACTGGGAATATCACCAATACTTATGACTATCACTTACAGATTTCATCTAAAGGATTGTTTAATAAGACAGAAAATGTGGGGCAGCTTAACCTCCACTCCACACAAAAAGGTGGAGATGATTGGGATGCGGCTTTCCCGGGTTCAATGACTTATCACTTTGAAACCTCAACGAATGGTCAAAATACTGGCTTGCGTTTCTGGAAAAATCACATCATGTCTTTGAATACTGACCAAAACACTGGACTTTATCTCAATCCTTATGGTGGAACACAGGTTCGGGTTACGAGTCGGACGGATGATAACACCTATTTGGCTATTAATGCGAGTGCCTTCAATGTGGCTTCTGACAGACGATTCAAATCGGATATTCAGGACTACGAAGAAGATGCACTCAGTATTGTAAATTCTTTGCGAATCAGAACCTACGAAAAATCAGGTAAGCGTGAAATTGGTGTCATAGCCGATGAAGCACCCGATAACTTACTTTTGAAAGACGAAAAAGGAGATATGCTTAGTCTTTACGATTATAGTTCAATCGCCATCAAAGCGATTCAAGAGTTAACGGATGAAATTAGTTTACTCAAACAACAAATGAAAGAAATGGAGAAACAAATTGCTTAAATTCAAAAACGGAGAAATCCAAAACTATGCTAACTTTTTATCAAGTTTACCGCTGAAAAATAAAGCCAGTCGTGCCAGAACGCAACTTATTTCAAAACTTGACAAGAAGTTTTCGGAATACGCAAAATTTCAACGTGAAATCATTGATAAGTATGCCGTGAAAGATGAACAAGGGGAGCTAGAAAAAGACGAACAAGGCAACTTTCATTGGGTTAAAGAAACAATGGAAGAAGCTGTTCAAGCCATTAATGAACTCAGCCAAGAAGAAGTTTATCTCAAACTTGAAGAATATCGTCCAAATATTAAGTTCCTCACTCTTGCCCTTGAAGAGATTGATGTCGCACTCTCAGGTCAAGAGGCTCTTATTTATGATGGCTTAATGGACCAACTAGAAGAAGAAACCAAAGGAGAATAAAATGGCAATTCAAAACTTTAGCACTAAAACTACGCTTGACTCTCAAATCGTCTCAGGAAATCGCTCAGTCTGCAACATGTATGCGACAGTCGAATCAAGTGGAGCCTTTACGATTAACTTTAATGTCATTGACTCAGAAGGTTGGTTTGAAAACGAAGCATCAAATACCGAAGATGCCAAAGCGCTGCTTGCCAATGTGCAACAAGTCGCTCATGACCAACATGAAGCAAATAAAGCTGCCGGGGCAGTAGAAAAATAGAAAGCAGGGGTTATGGAGGAGCAAGCATGGCGAGAAGTACTCGAACGATTAGCTCGAATTGAAACAAAGTTGGATAACTATGAAACAGTTAGAGATAAAGCAGAACGAGCGCTTTTAATAGCCCAATCAAACGCAAAACTTATAGAAAAAATGGAAGCCAATAATAAGTGGGCTTGGGGCTTTATGCTTACTCTTGCCGTAACTATTATTGGATATATAATTACTAAAATAATTTAAAGGAGAAAGAACATGAAAACAATTGATAAAGGCACACTTACACGTACAGTTTTGCTTGTATTAGCGTTAGCTAACCAACTTTTAACAGCTTCAGGACACTCTGTAATTCCAATAGATGATGCCACAGTAACAAATATCATCTCAACTGGTTTCACCGTAGCAACTGCACTCGCTTCATGGTGGAAGAATAATGACTTCACTCATGCAGCTAAAAAAGGAACTGAACTTACTAAAAGTTTGAAAAATGGCGATAGTGTTCAAGTGGTTAAAGCTTCTGATGCTGACCACGAATTCACAGAAGGAGGCGAATAATGTCAAGTATTGAAAATATGATTGCTTGGATGCAAGCACGAAAAGGCAAAGTTACCTACTCAATGACTTCACGAATGGGGCCAAATAGTTATGATTGTAGCTCGTCAGTATTCTTTGCCATGATTGCTGGTGGCTTTCTGTCAGCAGGTTCAATGGGTAATACTGAAACCTTATTTGGAATGTCAGGAACTAAACTCAAAGAAATAAGTCGTGGAGAGGTCCAGCGTGGCGATATCTTCATCTCAGGCACTCCAGGAGGTTCGGCTGGCTCTGACGGACACACCGGTATCTTCCTAAGCAATGGCTCATTCATTCACTGCTCTTACACTCACAATGGAATTGCGGTTGATACGAATGATGCATACATGAGCACTCGCTTACCACATCATTTTTATCGAATTGTTGGTTCGGGTTCAGGGAATACTGACAACAAGCCTCAAATGGTTAAATTAAATCTTGACGGCCAATTTGGAAATGCGACAGCTAAACGACTTCAAGAATACTTTGATACAGCCGGAAAAGACGGAGTGATCAGTCACCAGTACAAACAAACCTTTAACCAAAATATTTATGCTGCACAGTTTGATTCATCACTGACAGGTTCAAACGTGGTTAAAGCATTGCAAAGATTTTTAGGAATTGGACAAGATGGCTTGTTTGGCCAAGGGGCTATTAAAGCCTTGCAAAAACATCTTGGAACAAGTCAAGATGGAACTATTAGCCCAGTTTCTGATTCTGTCAGAGAATTACAACGTCGATTAAATGCGAATAAATTGTAAGGATAAATTATGGTAGAATTTTTCCAAAGAGTTGTTGAATTGCCTGAAATGAAACTATTTTTAGATTACTGGTGGATTTGGCTGATTATAATTGTTAGTCTAATTCTCTTTTCTAAATTAAATAGTAGAAAATAAATTAACACTGACTTCGGTCAGGGATTTTATTATGTCTATTTCAAAAATCATACTTTAGTACGATTTTATAATTGCCCTAACTGTTATATAATATATTCGAGATTATTATCATACACGGAATAGGATGAGATTTATGAAAAATTTGAAAAAGAAGGCAGTAATAGGTGTTGTTTTAGGGATCTTTATAGGATTATCGTACGGCTATATCATTCATAATATGGCTCTTGGTATTTGTATCGGGTTGAGCTTCAGTGCAATGAGTTACTTTAGATATAGAAAGTAAATTAACCCCGCTTCGGCGGGTGTTTTTTGTTATTCAATAACATAATAGTCAGTATTAGTCAATGAAATAAAAAATTAAAGCAACATTAGAGATTGTTTTTAAGGTTTATAGTTGATATAATAAAGTAAAATTGTATAAAAATAGGAGTTTTTTATGGAACGGTGTAAAGTGATCTCTTTCATTAATTTAAAAGGAGGAGTAGGGAAAACATCATCTGCAATTAATATTGCGGATGAACTATCAAAAGAGTCAAATGTACTAGTTATTGATATGGATCCACAGTTTAACGCAACTCAATCCTTACTTAATTATCAGCTTTCAAATGCAAAAGATTGCATACCTGAAGATATATTAGTTTCTGTAGAAGAGGCTTTTAAAAAAGATTATGAAGAATCTAGTGATGAGAATAATGCTACTTTCATATCGGGAACTTCTGAAATAAAATTTAATGTAAAATCTCAGTTGATATATCAAGAACTGAAAAATAAAAAAATAACAGTAAATAGTCTGTTTATCAAGGATTCTATTGTTGAGGGGCTGCTTTATCCAGATTTGATATATAGAATTAAAGACAATCTATCTTTGGTTCCGGGAAATTTAGATTTATTTACATCACTAAATGGAGATACAGCCGGAAAACACAATGTATTGGAAGATTATTTTATTAAGCATAAATTAAGAGATAAATTTGATTATATTATTATTGATTGTCCTCCAAATTGGACAATACTTACTCAAGCAAGCCTTTTTGCGTCTGATTATTATATAATTCCAAGTAAGGTGGATTTATTTTCAAGTATTGGTATAGGACTTTTACAAAATTTAGTTGATAAAACGTACTATGATTCAAATTCGAATCTTTACACAACCTATAATATGTTTAGAAATCAAGCGAGTAGAGAACCTCTTAAAGCTCTGGGAGTTTTATTTACTTTAACTAATGAGCTAAAAATATCTAGTACAATAAAAAATAAATTAAAGGAACAAATTTCGGAACTAAATTTTTTGAATTCTGAAATTCCATATCATTCTTCAGTTCCGCTAAAGTTTTCACTTTACTCAGAGGCGGGAGAAAAACATATTAGCTTGACTAATTCTTTAGAAAAGATTGTTACAGAAATACAAGACATTATTACCGAGGATATGGCTAGAAATGAGGAGGATTAAAAAAGATTATGGATAAAGACACACCTACCTTCGATAAAGAAAATTACATAAAAGAGTTTTTAAATTTAAATAGTAATAAGTTTTCAAAAGAACAGTCAATAAATATATTTTTAGGGGCACTTTTCCAATTGCTGACAGATAAAACAGTCTTCAATAAAAATAGTGATATAAAAATATTTTTAAATCAAATTTTTGAAAAAGAATATAAAGATTATCTATTTAGATCAAGACCGTATCTAGCTGCACGGGTACTTAAGGATATCAAGAAATATAGAAGCTATCGTGATATTATAAACCTCTCCACTGAAATCGCAAAGATTCTTGATAAGGAAATCTTGTTAGATAGTAAAACCTCTAAAACAAAACCAAAGAATAAAATCGAAAATAATATTTTAGGGTGGTTAGATCATGTAAATAAAGATGGTGAAAAATAGATTATGACAAATTATTCCCTATCGTGTGAGAGAGAATTTGAAAAATTAATAGATTCGGTAACTTTTGACAAAAGATTTCTCATAGAAAATGAGACTTATCTGAAATATTTATTCAGAAGAATATATGTGATCAATTTGTTAAAAAATAGACCAGAGCTACATGAAGTGTTTGACGATATATTTGATGAACCTTTTTCTTTACTTTTAGAATCAACATTTTCGATATTTAGCGGACAATGTCGCTCATCACTTCTATTGTTAAGAACTGCATTAGAGTCAATTTTTCATTTTTGCACAAAAAAGGAAAGAGAATGGATTAAAACAAACGATTCAACAGCAGTATTTAGAGAAATAGATTATAGGTTCATAGACACAAAAAGAAAAATGGTTGAAGATATAACGCCTTACATTTCAAGTGAAGACTATAGCGAATACTTTAATACAATAAATCGTTGTGTTACATATTATAAGAAATTAAGTGGAATTGTTCATTCTACAAATAGAAAGTCACCAATACAAATATCTACTTTTTATGCAGACTTACAAGGAGATACCTTAATCGATAAAGAAGAGTTCTTTATATTATATAGAGAAGCTTTAAATAATATATTTGTGTTACTTTACTTCCTTTTGAGGAACCATTTAGAGAAATGGGATACATACGATCTTAAGGATATCTTAAAAGTGATGTATAAAAAAGATAAACAAGTAAATAGATATCTGAAATATATCAAGAAATAG